CACAAACCCACAACAACCTGAAATTGATCATCGAGATCCTGAAGAACTTAAGGCAAAAGAAGAGTTTGGATTGTCTGAGGAAGAGGACGATGAGCCACTAGAGCGACCTGAGTGGTGGCCTGAGAACTTTTGGAATGGTGACGAAGACGCACCTGATCTAGAAGGGATTGCAAAATCTTGGATGGATCTACGTAAACAAATATCTCAAGGCAAACATAAAGCACCAAAGGATGGTGAATACGATACATCCGCATTTGGTGATACACCGGAAAATGATCCATTGCGTAGTCATGTAATGGGATGGGCATCTAAGTATGGTGTAAGTCAAGCTGCGCTGGATGATCTTGTTGGTGAAGTGGTTGATATGAACATGCTCAGCGCACAGAATGAACAAGCTAATTTAGAAGCTGAGCGTAAAGCGTTAGGCCCTAATGCTGATGCAAGAATCAATGGTGTTGTTAAATGGGCATCTAATCTTGTAAATAAAGGCATATGGGGTGAAGATGACTTTGAAGAGTTTAAAGTAATGGGTGGTACTGCTAGAGGTATTGCTGCATTAGAGAAAGTCATTGCATCCACTGAAGGTAGAGTGCCTATTGAAACTACTCCAATTGAGGGAGCGCCATCAAAAGATGAACTATATCAGATGGTCGCTGATCCTCGTTATCAAAACGACCCAGCATATCGACAAAAGGTCGAACGAGCATTCGCTCAAAACTTTAGTTAAACACTTGACAATATGCCTTGTCCCCTAGTAAAATCGGGGATGAGGCCTATTACATATTCTTGTAACCCTCAACGCAAGTAACCTTGTCGACTGGCTATCGTAAATAGCAAGCATCGGCCCAGCTATCTGGCACACCACAGCGATTAATTTACTTTATTAATTATTATAAGGAGTCAATAATGGCTATTGGTTTATCTAATGCTTTTGTGACCCTATTTGATGCCGAAGTTAAACAGGCTTATCAAGCGAAAGCTGAGCTTGTTGGTGCTGTAAGACAGAGACGAGGTATTGAGGGTTCAACAGCTAAATTCCCTAAAGTGGGTAAAGGCGTGGCTACATTACGTGTACCACAAACAGACGTAACACCATTGAATGTAGACTTTTCACAAGTTACAGCAACAATGGAAGATTGGAATGCTGCTGAGTATTCTGACATCTTCATGCAACAAAAAGTTAACTTTGACGAAAGACAAGAATTAGTACAAGTTGTAGCTAATGCCATTGGTCGTCGTCAAGATCAGTTAATCATTGATGCATTAGAAGGTTCTTCAACTTCATTAACTGTTGCTAACTCAATCGGTGGCGCAAATTCTAACTTAAACGTAGCTAAACTACGTGAAGCTAAGAAATTATTAGACAAAAACAACGTACCTCCACAGGATCGTCACATTGTTTTACACGCTAATAACTTAGCTGCATTACTTTCAGAAACAGAAGTAACATCAACAGACTTCAACACTGTTAAAGCTTTAGTATCTGGTGAAGTGAATACTTACTTAGGTTTCACATTCCATGTACTTGGCGACAGAACTGAAGGTGGTTTATCTATTGATGGTTCTTCAGACAGAACAGTTATGGCATTCCATAAGAGTTCTATTGGTTATGCTGAAGGCATTGGTCCTAAAACAGAGATCAACTACGTACCAGAAAAAACATCATTCTTAGTGAATGCTATGTTCTCAGCTGGCGCTGTAGCGATCGACGCAGAGGGTATTGTTGACATCACTTGTCGTGAATCATAAGGAGAATAACTAATGGCTTACACAAAAGACAATTTACAACCTATCGGTGGTCAGTCTAAAGCTGGTAATGCTCCGCAAATGTGGTCATATACAGCACCTAGCGCTGACGCTATTGCTGATATCAATACTGCTGGTTACTTCAACGATGCATCATCATTGTTAAAAGTCGGTGACTTAATTCATGTATGGGATTCTTCAGTTCCTACATCAACATTAGTTACTGTTCTTTCTAACGCTTCTGGTGTTGTTGACGTATCAGATGGTACAGCACTATCAGTCGCAGACGCTGACTAAGTTGTTTAATGCAGATTGGGTAGGTACTTCGGTGCCTACCTATTTGCACATTTAAGGAAAAGAAAATGGCTACAGGCGATACCGATATTCAAATATGCTCTGACGCATTGTTACTGTTAGGAGCAAATCCAATATCATCATTTACAGAAGGTACGGATGAATCCAACATCTGTGATCGTTTGTACCCAGACATTAAGATTAGAACACTGACCATGTACCCATGGTCTTTCTCGTTTAAAAAGGTGCAATTAGCAAGGCTGATTACAACACCAACAAACGAGTATAAATACGAATACCAATTACCATCTGACATTATTGGCAGACCGAATGCTGTGTATGATACAGATGATGTAAACATTGCACCAAGACGTGAGTATAGATTAGTGGGTGATAAATTACTGACTAACTATGAAAACGTATATATAGATTATCAATATAATGTTCCTGAATATGGATTACCACATTACTTTGTACAGTTATTAAAGTATGAAATGGCATGGCATCTAGCTCTACCAATTACTGATCAAGCAGATAAATCAGAGTATTGGAGAGTGATTGCAGAAGGTACTCCAGGAGAGAACGGCCGTGGTGGTTATATGCGACAGGCTATGAATATTGATGGACAAGGAACTCCAAACAACGCAATACAGGATTTCTCATTAATTAACGTAAGGTACTAATGGCACGCTTTGTTGATATACAAACTAACTTTACTAGTGGTGAATTAGATCCGTTAGTCCGTTCACGTTTAGATTTAGACTCATATAAGAATGGATTAGAAGTTGCTAAGAATGTTGTTTGTCAGCCACAAGGTGGCGTGACAAGAAGACCTGGCACTAAATACATTACAGAATTAGGTGGATCACCAGAGAATGGTGTACGTCTTGTACACTTCGAGTTCTCAGTTGATGACAGTTACATGTTGGCATTTACTAACAATCGTATGTATGTATTTAAAGATAAGGTACTACAGACAAACATTGCTGGATCAGGTAACGATTATCTAACAACTACTATTGCTAGCTCTTATCTAAATTCTATGTGTTTTACACAGTCAGCAGATACATTGATTGTTGTACAAGAAGATATGGTGCCTAAGAAAATTACTAGAACTAGTGATACGGCTTGGACAATTACTGATATTACATTTGACTCTACACCGCAACATGCATATACACTCACTATAGCTAATACATCAGCAGCTGGGACATTAACACCAAGTGACGTGTCAGGTAAGATTACGCTGACTTCACAACATAACATTTTTACTACTGCTCATGTCGGTCAGTACATTAATGCAGAACCTCAAGGTCGAGCTAGGATTGTCGAGAGAGTCGATGCCAAAGTAGTCAATGTCGTTACTGAGTTTCCATTTTTTGATACAGGTGCTATAGCAAATGGAGACTGGGAACTAGAAACAGGCTATGAAAATGTCTGGTCACCAAGCAGAGGATGGCCTAGAACAGTAACATTCCATCAAGGTAGACTATATTTCGGTGGTAGTAAGTCTAGACCATCAACGATATGGGGATCTAAGGTAGGTCTATTTTTTGACTTTAAACCTGTTGAAGGTTTAGATGATGATGCGGTTGAAGCAACATTAGATACCAATACATTCAACGCAATTGTAGACATGATCTCTGGTCGAGACCTACAGGTATTTACATCAGGTGGTGAGTTTGCTGTAATCCAAGAAGGCCTCAATCCAATCACACCATCTAGTTTCTTCTTATCTACTACATCACGTAATGGTACCAAAGAGGGTGTTAGGATTAAACAATTAGAATCAGGTGTCTTGTTCGTGCAAAGACAAGGCAAACAGTTATCTGAGATTGCATATTCCGATACACAGCTCACTTATGTTACATCTAAAATCTCACTACTATCTGGACACTTATTAAAAGGCCCTAAGCGTATGGATATTAGACGCGCAGTGAATACAGATGAAAATGATCTGCTATTGATAGTGAATGATGATGATGGATCAATGGCTGTATATTCACTACTACGTGCGCAGAATGTTATTGCTGCATCTGAGTTTACTACGACAGGTGATTATTTAGATGTGGGTGTGGATATTACAGACATATACACAATAGTAAAGCGTGATGATGATGGTACAGATAAATACTATGTTGAAGTGTTTGAAGACGACAGACTGACAGATAGTGCCGTGGTTGGTACGACAGCATCTAGTTTAGACGCATCACATATCGATGGACAAACAGTAAATGTTATATCAGATGGTTTGGTGGAGGAAGATCAGACAGCAGATAGCGCAGTAACCTTTGTCAATACTCCAACTACATCG